AGAATGTATTTACACCACCCGAAGGAGACACAGCAACTTTGTTAGCAGTTCCGCCTGTTGGTTGTGCTATTCTTTGAATGTCAACCTTCACCATTTTATTATTTGAAGAATCCGTTGAAACAAGGTTGTTGGATCCTGTTGTGGTGAATATGGTATTCAACGAGTTCATATTTAATGAGATCGTTGAAATTGTATTGTTTATGTTTGCTGAATTTACATCAGACGTATACAAATAGTTGTTTACACCAAACTTATTAAATTCCAATTTATTCAATTGGGTGAGTGCATCACCGGTTAGTGCCATGTAATCACCCGATGCACCAAGAACTCTCATCGTGTTTGTTGCAATGGTTGAAAGGTGTGTAAGACCACTTCCAAAGATACCAACCGATCCAGTTACTGCCACTGGTATCGTGTCTGATCCCGTATAGCCAACGATGGAGATAGTCTTAGTTAATGTATTGGGATACCCAAGTGATATTCCACTGATAGTAACATTTGCCAAATTTAATCCAGTGACATTTGCTGTTACACCTATAGAGCCAGCCGCAAGATTCACATACAACGCACCAGTGCTATCAACATTGAATGGAATTTTGGTGTTGTAATTATTGATGTTGGTAAGACCGTGTGAGAAGACCGCAACGGGATATGCACCCGAAAGACCAACTACGCGAACGGCATCTTCTACCATTCCTTCTGCGCCCAATAGATCACTCAATTCTAACTCACTGACTGCTGCAACTGCACCTTTTGTTGCCCTAAGAAGTCTTGTTTGGAATCCAGCAGTTTGATCTGTTGCATCAAATGGTCTTGTTGCAGCCGTAACTGTTACTGTGTTGCTTATAGAAACACTATCCGAGGCTCCAGTCAATGAACGAATGTCGAGATCTGTTGCAGTAACTCCAACTGCCCATCCGCCAGAGTAGCCAACGATTCTTACAATATCTTGACCCTTAGCACCAAAAGCAGTAGTTGGATCCCCTGCGGTTAATGCACGGATTCCAAAGTTGGTTGCAGTTACTCCAACTGCCCACCCACCAGAATATCCAACCACACGAACGACATCTTGAGTGATTGCGCCAGCAGTTGTGGGATCTCCCGCGGTCAATGATCGAATATCAAGATCTGTTGCTGTGACGGCATGAGTGTTTACATTTACTGTTCCCGTTACAGTAACCGGGTTACTGACACTTGATACAGCAACTGAAGGAGTATTTACCACAGCAACGGGTAAACCATTTGATGATGTAACTCTTGTACCACCTTCTCCAGCAGCACCATAAGCAATCTTCATTACTTGAAAATGATTTCCCTCTGATGCAGAGTAGTCTGTCGCAATTACCGCTTCTCCAGAAAATCCTGATACTGCCACATTGTTGTCCGTGTCGTAAGCCATTTTGATTCCTTTTTTATGATTCTGTGATCTTGATTATTTATACTCCTTGACACTACAATACATAGAGTATAATCCTCATCATGATTGATCCCACACAGATATCCAATCTCATAGAACGAATGGTTTCCAACAGAAAGATCTCCTACATGGAGGCTGTTTTGGAAATTTGCGAAGAACATTCAGTTGATGCATCGCTTGTGGCAAAGCACTTGTCTCGTCCAATCATTGAAAACATTGAGAACGAAGCACGACAAGTGAATCTATTGCCGCGTAAGAAATCATTGCCATTCGCTTGACACACACCGTACACGCTGTATACTCAGCACATTGTCAGATACTCAGTACACCCAGTAAAAGGAGCAATACGATGTCAGATTTCGCAAGTTTTAAGAAAAGTTCGAAGAACAACCTTGGCAAGATTGCCAAGGAACTAGAGAAAGTCACTAAAGGCGGGGGAGAGAATTCCTACAAGGATGATCGTCTCTGGCAGCCTGAAGTTGACAAGACAGGTAACGGGTATGCAGTCATCCGTTTCCTCCCCGCTCCTCCAAGCGAGGATCTTCCTTGGGTTCGTGTCTTCAGCCACGGATTCCAAGCAAAGGGTGGTTGGTACATTGAGAACTGCCCCACCACAATCGGACAGAAGTGTCCTGTTTGCGAGGCAAACAACGAGTTGTGGAACAGCGGAAACGACGATGACAAGAACATTGCGCGTGATCGCAAGCGCAAGTTATCATACATCAGCAATGTCCTTGTGATTGAAGATCCTGTCAACCCTGCCAACAACGGTAAGATTTTCCTCTACCGCTATGGCAAGAAGATCTTTGATAAGATCAACGACAAGATGAATCCTCAGTACAAGGACGAGGATGCTGTGAATCCATTCGACTTCTGGCAGGGAGCGAACTTCAAGATCAAGATTCGCAACGTCGATGGATACCGCAACTACGACAAGTCGGAGTTCTCTGCATCGTCACCTCTCCTCGACGGAGATGACAAGGCACTTGAGGCTCTGTGGCGCAAGGAATACTCATTGCTTGACTTCGTGAAGCCCGATCAATTCAAGGCATACGGAGAACTCAAGACAAAGTTCCAATCCGTCATCAATGGTTCTCAGTCTCAGAAGGCAGAGGACATGGACATTTCTGAGGAAGAAGAGGATGCTTCGGAGAAGAAGTTCACCCCGAAGTTCCCAACTGCTGAAGCGAAGGCACCTGGTCGGGAAACAAAGCCAAAGACTAGCAAGGTGAGTGAAGATGATGACGAGGATGATGCCTTGTCATACTTCAAGAAGTTGGCAAATGAGTGAGTTTTATACATATTGTTGTTCGCCCCAGTCTTCTCACTGAGTCGGCGTGGGGACAGTGCAAGCGTCTCATTACGCTATTCACTGCGCGTCGGGGAGTAACTTAACCCGCACAAGGAACTTCGCTACCGAACACCCCTCAGAAATGAGGGGTGTTTTATTTTCAGAACACAGCAAGAATAAATAGTGGTATGAAGAAGAGCGATAAAGCATTAATTGAATCTTTAAAAACAATCCTATCTTCTGATGATGAGTTGAAGAAGGATGGGGTAAAGATGCTTATTGATATTGGATTTTTTGGTTTGAATGAAAAGGAAAAAGAATCTTTGTTCAATCCAAAACCCACAAAAAGGAAGAATGCAAATGGCACAAAAGAAGAAATTGACCGAGAAGCATGAGTCGGACTATCAGTTTGCTCGTCGTTGTGCCGATAGAATGAATCTTCCATGGCAAGCAATAGTTTCTAATCAGAAGTATGTTGACATCATCAGAGAAGCACGTTATACTAATATGAGTGTGAGTGAAACCGTGGCTTACTTCAAGGAAGTTATTTCCGAGAAGAAAGATATTGAAAAGAAGACTAAGGTAAAGACACCTGGTCAAACCATGGATATATCAAAGAGGAGTAAGGATTTTCCAACTCCTCCCTGTGAAATGGATAGATGATTGAAAACATACAACTACCAACCCGTACAACTAGACCTTCCCGAACTCCGTGTGCTTGAGAGCAAGCACGGGAGAGTCTATATCACACCTTCAGGAAAGCATCTGCCGTCTGTCACGACGGTCACTGGCTTCGAAGGTAAGGACGGGATAGAGATTTGGCGTAGAGCAAATCCTCGCGAGGCACAACGAGTCTGTGATCGTGGAAACACGATCCATTCCATGATGGAACATCTCCTCAAGAATGAGGATGTTGTTCTTTGTGAACATTCTGATGTCAATGAACTCTACGAAATGCTGAAGAGCCACGTCGAGACAAAGATCGACAATGTCTATGCACTTGAGCAACACATGTGGAGTGAGAGCGTAGGACTCGCTGGCAGAGTTGACTGCATCTGCGACTACGATGGGAAACTTTCAGTTGTGGACTTCAAGGGTTCGACTCGCGAAAAGCACACAAGTGGAATCAAGAATTACTTTCAGCAAGCCACAGCATACTCTTTGATGTTCCAAGAACTCACTGGTCGAAAGGTCGAGCAGATTGTGATTCTTGTGGCTTGCGAGACGGGTGTCCTACAGGAGTTCGTAAAAAAGCCCGTGGAATATGTCCCCGGGCTTCTTAGTTCTCTTCAGTTGTACAATCAGTGGTATCAGTTGAATCCAGTCACTGTTGAGTTGTGATTGATATAGCGAATCTTTACTGGTAGGATCTCTCCTGGTGCAAGGCTAATTCTTCTAGGGGTAGTAGCGGAACTATCTCGCCAAAGGCGAACATCTGCGGTGATTCCCGTTGTAGTTCCATTGAGAAGACCGATTGCTCCACCTGTCCACCCACCTGTTGGGATGGTAAATGATTCTGTGAAAGTCATGTTCATAGTAATCCTCCTGTCATATTTAGCAAAGCAGTGATTTAGGAAATCTCAGAGTGGGTCTATACATAGAGGTACATGGTTTCATTTTATAAAGGAGAACCAAATGGCAGATATTCTAGGTACGGCTTGGTGGAGCATTCTCATGTTTGTCGCTGGTGCTGCAATCGGCACCCCACTCTGGAACTGGATTTCCAAGAAGTTCCCTTGGTCCCGTCAATAAACTGACCGTAGTAGTACCAACCACACAAAACATCGGCAATTTTTGATTGCCGATGTTTTGTTTACTCTATAGATTTTCTTTTGTAATAAGCATTGCTATACGCTCTTTTCTGCTCTTTGTGGGATTCATAATACGCCTTTTGGTAAGCACTAACTTTTTCCTTATTCTCTTCACAATATTTCTTTTTCATTTCTCGGTTTCGGTCTTTATTAAGGTTCCGCCATATTTTATTGTAATCTCTTCTCCTGTCTTTATATTTCTCTTTGTTAGTTTCATACCATATTTTTGCCCTATCCTTTTTTTCTTTTTCGGTTCGTGTTCTAGGATTTCCTTCTCCCCCAGAGGTTAAGTTGTATCCCCCATTACTAATGTTTGTTTTGTGAAGCCAAATAAAATGATGCTCCATAAAGTTTTTTGTGTGATTTTCATCCTCACTCTCGTAGAGGATTTCTACATGAAAGGATTTAGCCCCATACTTGCTTATAGCGCAATGAAGCGGATTTTTGGGGCGTTTTTTGGAATCGTGAATATGTTCATACCATCTGTGGCGAACGGATCTACTGGTATATCCAACATATACAGGCTTGGAGTCCTTGCGGACGAGATAGATAGTGTGCATAGATTGTCCTTTCTCTCTGTGCCATGCCCCTGGGTGCTGGATACACCGCAGGGGTTTTCTATATCTTTATATATATTTCCATAACAATTTGGAGATTCAAATGAACCCATTCACTCGCAGAGACTCGCTTTCCGATATTGCCGCAAACACCCTAGACAAGAGCAAGAATCAGACTCTTGTCGAGGCACTATTGGAATCAACATACAATACAAACCACCGCTCTGCGTTGGATGACAGGGCATTGTTTTATGTCGAGAAGCCAGAGAACATGCAAGTCATCAATGCATTCATCAAAAGGTTTCTCACGGGTCAGCACCTTGATCCAATAGATCGTTTGAATCGCCTCTTCCTACAGTTGCAAACAATCGGTCTTCATGTGGATGATGGTGACATGAATTTCGGTGTCAAGGATGCCACAAACGGCACATTCAATGTCTATCAGTACGGAAGGCGCGAGAGCGACCATCCAATCTCAGGATCTCCATACATCGATGACGAAATCTTTCTTCGTTCCCGTATGCATGGAAAGTTGAAGATCCGCACTTCCTTGGTTCCTGGCGGACTCTACCTGATCGATGCAGAACTCTACATGACATCTGAAAAGAAGAACCACGACTAAGTTTCTAATGTCAGACAATCGTATTCGTGATGAAGACTTTTTGACCTTCGCACTTGAAAACTATGACAATCCACAATGCTCCTCTCTTGAGGAGTTCTATGAAGATATAGACAGAATCAAGTATTTGAAGAGATTGATGAATCGTGATGATGGGGATACTGCACAACGAAACAGATTGATCATAAACCATCTCATTGTTATAACCAATGTGTTTGGAATAGAAGTTGGAAATCGAATCCTGTTTCACAGAATGGAAGAAAAGTTCCATTCAAAACTCAAGACGTTCCTTTATTATCTAAATGTGCTTCGCCACGAAATACCAGAGGCTGATCTTGCAGTAATACCAATGGAAGATTCTCTTTTGCAAGAACTGAGGAAGATATGAAAGACACCCCTGAAAACTTTAGCAAACACTTGGACGAAGAAGCCGAAAGACTAATTCTTGAGGCACTTGAGGATCAAGATAAGATGGACATCCTTGAGATTATGCTTGGAGAAGAAGTTGCAAATACAGCCTCTGCACCTGGTCTTGCCATGGTTTCAGACGGAGAACCCGTTTCTCCACGATACAAGCAACGCGAGTTTGGTAAGGGAATCTGGCGAAGGAAGAAAAAGAAAGAGCCAGTGTTCGAAACCTCAGATATAAAACTATCACTTGATATTGCAAACACATCATTGATGGAAACTCACTATGTTGTGTATGGTGTAGATGACATCAATGTCGATCAAGTTCTCTCACTCATTCCATCAGAAGAACTTGAGATGCTTGCTGAAGGAGCAAAGCGCAAGATTGTCATTCGTGGTGGAAAGAAGAGAATCGTCTTCAAGTGCCCAGCGGGACAGAAACTTGCCAAGAAGGGTGGAAAGGCTTGTGTGAAGATGGGTGGAGCAGAGAAGGCTCGCCGTTCCAAGCAAGCCAAGAAAGCCGCACGAAAGTCCAAGAAGAGCAGAGCAGCAGCAAATCGCAAGAGAGCAAAGTCTATGAAGAAAAGAAAGTCGATGGTGCGAAGATGAATAGTGTTATGACTAGAATTGCAGCAATTCTTTCAATGGGAGTTATGATGATTGGTGCAAAATGCACCTCGACTCCATCTATCATAAAACCAGAAACTCCTGTAGCCACAGTTGTGTATGATGATGTCAAGAAAGTTACAGAATCAAATGAGGTTGTCAAAGCAAATGCAGAAGAGATTCAGCAGTCTGCTACTGCCATTACTCAATCTGCTATTGCTATAAAGGACAAGACCGAAGATCCTGTTGTTGCTGAAGAAGCAAGTAAGATTGTTGTTGAAAGTAACAAGGTGGAGAATGCTGCCATCTCAATACAGAAAGAAGTTGATATCGTGCAGAAGGATCTTTCTGCCGAGAATATTCAGCCACTTCTTGAGCAAATTGAGCAACTTGAGAACACCAACAGCGATTGGAAGAAGAAGTACGATGATCTTGTTGCCGCATCGACCGCAGAGATTCAGAAGATTGTAAGAATCTTTTGGATGGTTGGATTCGCAATGATCGTTGCGGGAATGATCGTAGCATACTTTCACAAGGTCATCGGTGGAATCATTCTCTGTGCAGGATTTGTTTCTGTTGGTCTTGCAGCAGCAAACCAATACTACTATCAAGAGATTGCTACAGTTGGTCTTGTAGTATTCATAATCGGATTCCTTGCATCTGCGATTTCAGTTGGCTACTTCATCTTCAGAAACAAGAAGACAGAAGAAGCAGTTGCAGACAATGTCAAGTTGCTTGAGGACATCAAGACTGAGATTCCCGAAGAGGCAAAGATCAAGATTTTCGGTGATGGTGGTCTTGCAACAAAAGTGCAGAAGCAATCGACACAGAGACTCGTCAAGGAAATCCGCTCTAAGTTAGTCAAATAGCGGAGAGAAGAATCTCGCCATGCATCTTCTTGCAGATGTAATAGGCATCTATCACATCTGATACGGGTGATGTGATGTCCTTCTTGTCTGGTGTCATGATTGACTTGAGATCTATGCCAGTTTCTTTGAGAAATGCTTCGTGCATAGCAGTCTTGTCTGCGTTGCCCTTACCACAACCAAACTTCTTCACCTCTGTGGGTGGAATGATGGTAACAGGAATGTCCTCTTGAAATAGTTTGTACTTCAGTACACCTGTATTCTCAGCAATGTGAAACACTTTGCCTGTAGCGGAGTATGCATAGCCTTCAAGAGCCACTTGCTTCACATCCTTCAGAATGTCTATTGCCCAATCAGCAATGCTCTGATACCTCTCCATGTCTTCTTCCCATTCGGAGAACAACTCTCCATGAATGTTTCCCATGAAGATCTTGGCATACTTCTTGGTATCGGTGAGAAAGTAGAAGCAGCAATCATCGAACGTAAATTTGCCACCACCTTCAAAGACGCAAATGCAAGGACCACAAAGAGAGTAGTCGATTCCTGCGATCTTGTGGAGTGTGTGGGTCATATGATTATGTATTGCTATTTTGATGTTCTTTAGATTCATAGATATTTCAACGGAGAATAAAACATGGCAACACAACAAGGATTCC